ATGTGGCTGGGGATGAGGAGCGGCCGGAGGCTGAGTGAGGAGGCGGCGCGGTTTGAGGGATCGCGAGCGGGTTTGGGGAATGTGGTCGCGGAGGAGGTGGCGGTATGAGGGGAGTGGCGGATTGGCAGGTGCTCCAGCCCGTGTTGAAAACGCAGCGGGAGATTTTGACGGAGGTACTCCTGTGCGCGGCGCGGTACGACGTGTGGATGACGCTGGAGGAGTTGGCGCACAAGACGCGCTATCCGGAGGCGAGTATATCGGCGCAATTGCGGCACCTGCGCAAGCCGCAGTACGGGGGCTACGTGGTGGAGAAGCGGCGGCGGTTGTGGGCGGAAACGACGCGGCCGAGCGCGCATGAAAAGGTGTGGGAATACCAGATGAGGTATGGGCAGTGGGAGGGAGTGCGGGAGGAGGAAGCGGTTCACTGAAGTGGCAAAGGGCCGCAGGTGAGGACGGAGGAAGTAAAGGAGGCAAAGGAGGTAGAGGAAGTAGAGGAGGAAGACGGAGGGCGGGCGGAGGAGACCATGGGCGTGAAGGCGGAGATGGCGTTTGATGTTTGCTGGGAAGTGTATCGCGGGGCGCGGGAAGTGCTGGAAGCAAAGCGGGGGATTACATCGCTGACCTGGGAGGCGGACACGAAGTATGCATGGCGGCCGGATCTGCGACCAAAGCTGAAAGATTGGGTGGCGGATTTTGCGCTGGCGGGGCAGGCGGCGCTGGGAGATCCGGAGCGGGCATCGCGGCTGGTGCTGTTCCGGTTGTACTACCTGGGACTGGTGCCGTATGAGCAGGCGCGGCATTTTCTGGGATTGAGCGAGCGGAGCTGGGTGAACTGGTCGGAGGAGATACGGCGGAGATGCGGGGAGGAGTTGCTGCGGAGGGATTTGTTTCCGCCGAGGAGGTATTTTAACGGAGGGGATTAGGTGGCGTTGTTTTTGCGCTGCAGCGAGGCTTCCAAGCGCGAGGAAGCCAGCCATTGAATAGAATGAAGGACTGTCAGGACAAGCAAGGATATAAAAGCAAAGCCCAACAACGGATCGAGGAGTTTGGCGATCGTCGGAGCCTCTAGAGACATTTTCGAGAGGGTGAAGGATCGGACCGTTCTAAAAGCTTCATCGGTTAGGAACAGGCCTAATAGGAGAAGAAACAACAGATGGAGTTGACGCAGATTGCGAAGACGCGCTGAGATCCGATGATAGGTGGATTCGACATCCGCATCGAGCGCGATGCGGGGAAGCTTCGTGATCTGGACGAGGGCTCTCAATAGGGAGATGCAGGAATAGATTGCTGCTGCTAAGAGGCAGAGCAAATAGAGCTTGGTTTGCAGGGGCAAGCTAGCCCACAGGGCACGGAAGTCCCAATCGGTTGTGAGCAGGGTCATGGCTGTTTGTTGGACACCGTTGTAAGGGGAATTGTGCCACAGGGAGTCAGGGAGGACAGCGACGATTCTGTGGCGCACCTACGGCGCTCGAGATGGTGCTGATTGCAGACCCAGCCCTTACGGGCTGGGCTAACTTGTGGCGCGCTTACAGCGCTGGGACCTTTGGAGAAGAGGAGCCAAGAGCGAAGACAAGAGGGTTGGTGGCGTTGGATCGTCGGAGCCCACCCTTCGCACAAGACGCGAAGGATGGGGCACCCTCAAGATCATTCGTGCCGTTGCGTAACCGGAGAACCCAAGAGCGGCCTGCCTCCCTCCTGCGGCGGGCAGGCAGAAGGACAGGCCCTACAAAGACCAAGGCAAAGAATGACCCAAGAACCGACCTGAAGGTCGGCCACTACAAAGGCGCACCCAAGAAACGGCCGCTACAAAGGCAAACGCAAGAAAAGGACGCAGGGCTCCCGCCAGCAAACGGTGGGCTGAACAGAGCGCGGACTCTCCTTGCGCTACAGGGTGGCCACCTGAAGGTGGCCGCTACAGGAGGAGGGCGGCACCAATGCGGAGGAGTTTACCTGATTCGGAGGAGGGGACGCGGGTGTTAGTGGCTAGGCGGTAGAAATGGTCGAAGCGGGGGCGGGGAGACCATGGGGGGAGAGAGGCTTGGCGTTGTTGGGTGAAGCGTTTTTGGAAGGATTCGATGGGGATGCCGGTGAAGGGATCGCGGGGAGGGACGGGGCAGCGGGCGCAGGGATTGCTGCCCTCGAAATGGACTGCGCCGATTTGGAAGCGGACGGAGCTGCGCTCGTCTTCGCCGAAGAGTTGATCTTCCCAGAAGGCGGGGACGCCATCGATTTCGAGAGTGGTGCGGAAGCGGAGACGGACTTCGTCAAGGGTGAGGCCGGGGAACCACTCGCAGACAGCTTGCAGGGATGCGGTGGAGACGATGGTGGGGCCGTTGGCGATGGAGTCGTCGGGAAAACCGCCGGGGGAATAGCGGACGACAATCTGTTGCTCGAAGAAGACGCTGAACCATTCGGCGGCGTCATCGTGGGCTTCGGGGAAAGAGAAGGTGTGCGCGGGAATGCCGCGACGATCGCCGGGGACAGAGAGCGTGACACTGCGCAGATCGGGAGAGAAGGCGGCACGGATCAGGTGGATGGCGGGAGTGCGCTTGCCGTTGACCCAACGGCCGTCCACGGAATAGAGGGCCCAGGCGCGATCGAGTTCGAGGCCGCCGGAAGGGCTGATGCGGGCTTCGCTGACGGTGATGGGGTCGAGAGATTTGATGGGATGGAGACGGAGATTGGCCAGGCGCGGGGTTACGTTTGAGAGGGACACAGGAAGATTTTAGCAGAGGTTGGAAGGGGAGAAGGAGGGGCGCTGGGGTTGAGGACGGATTGGGGTTTGGTGGTGAAGTAGCGGCCGTAAAAGCGGCGGCGAGCCGCCGCACTCCAAAAGGGCTAGAAATATTTCAATGGGTGATGCAGATTTCACTTGACAAGATGGTGAAATGTGGTAGACTATGGGGCCTAGAGAAGTGTGAGCGGCCCCGGACGAGTTCCGGGGCTTTTTGTTTTTGGGGAGGAAAAGACGGCGAAGGGCGGTTCAAGCGTTGCCTCGATCCCTCCACTGTGCGGCCCGACGCGCCCAAAGACGGCGCGAAGGAAAAAGTCGGGCCGCTCCGGTCGGGATGACAATGCGTGGGAGCGTTGCGGAACGGTTGAACGGGCTGCGGGAAAATGCTCCAAATATTTTGCTCAGGGGCGCTTCGCGCCCTGGGCTGAAGCCCAGGGTCTACCGAGCCCAATGGTAGCCAAGCATTTAATGTCGGAGCTGAAGCTCCGACCCCCTAAAGAGCGGAGCGAGACGCAGGATTCCTTTAACAAAACAAATTGAAGGTGGAATGACACGAGTTTGTGGCACGCGGAGTGGTGTGCCTGAGGAGAGAACATGCCGACCTATCAGAATGTGACGCCGCCGAGCGCGTTGTATCCCGGCGACGTGGGGTATAGCTGGAACAATGAGGCGTTTCCCGGGGCGAATACTTCGGGGGCGCAGTTTGCGTTGAGCACGCCGGGAGGGTATGCGCCAGAGACGGGATTTACGGTGCGTTGGCAGACGATATTCGGCGGTGCGCCTTCGGCCATCAGCATTAAGTTGCAAGGAGCGATGGCGGATGTAGACGCGGAATACCAGGACATGGATGCGTCGACGTCCACGACCGGCGAAGCGCGGCAGGTGACCGGGGTGCAGGCGAAATTCTTGAGGATCAAGTTGTACTCCTCGACGGGCGGCAGCGGATTGACGGCGAAGATCCTGGTGTAAGCGATGAGGGGCGATTCCCAAGGGCGGAGTGTACAGATCGGGCGATACCTGAGCGCGCCCGTGGCACTGAACGTGGGAGTGACGAGCGCGTCGGTACAGTTGAATCCGAACCGGCACTACCGGTTATGGGGAAGCGTGGACCTGTTTTTCCAGTTTGGCGGGCCGGGAGTGACGGCGACGTTGAACAGCCACCCGGCGGCGGCGAAACTGGACTATCTGCACTACACGGACGACACGAACACGACGCTGGCGGCGATTGTGAGCAGCGGAACGGGCGTGTTGTTCATCAGCGAAATTGACGCGCAGGGAGTGTGACGTGCGGGAATGGATGCGATTCTGCTGGCGATTCTGGCGCATGCGGGAAACGCATGTGTGGGAGAAAGCGGCGCGCGCGGTGGAAGAAGTGCTGCGGCATGACGCGCTGCAGCAGGCGGCAACGGCGCAAGATTGCGTGACGTTTTGCCCACGGTGCGGACAGATTCCGGACGGAGACCGGCGGATGGAAGAAGCGCGGGAGAGGTTTTTTGCGGCGTGGAAAGGCGAAGCGCCGAAGCGGAGTGAGTTGGATTTTGCGCTGGCTTGGGAGTATTTCCGGCGGAAGTGAGCGGGCTTGCCTGAGGTGGACGGTTATCAGATATCAGAGAGCAGGAAGCGATCTGCAACCGGCGATCAGCGATCGGGAAACTAAGAGAAAAGCAAGAGGGACGATAACACAGAGTTCACAGAGGTAAGAACACAGAGAGCACAGAGGGAAGAGGAACCCCAAGACCCAGGTAATAAATCGAACCTGGGGCACCCGGCACCCGACGGAGAAGAGCGGAGAAGAGAGATTCCTCACTTCGCGGACTCCGTTCGGAATGACGGGGCTGGGTAGACGAGCGATGTTGCCGCGATCCCTCCACTTCGCAGCGGCAAACCGCGCCGCTGCTCCGGCCGGGATGAGATTGACGGGGCGGAACGAGTTATGGATTCGATGGATTCGAGATTGAAGGGATATAGGGGGCGGGTAACGCACCCAACGCTGGGGCTGGAGCGGGCGTATTGCACGATCTGCGGACGGCCGTATGGCTGGGTAAGCATGGAAAGCTACGAGCACGTGGCGCCACAGGAAGTGATCGTGGTGTGCGACGGATGCGATGAGAGATATGGGCGAATGCCATTGCCGGAATTGGAATTGAAGCGAACAAAGGAGAGTTGACGTGCCATTTTATTACGCGGTTTCTTCGCAACAGAATACGAACGCCACGGCGAACACGGACACGCTGCTGGCGGATTTGAAGACGGCCAGCGCCAACGCGGGATTGCGGGCGTATGTGCAGAAATTGCAGGCGGGGTCGTACGCAACGCCGGCGGACAATGCGATTCGCTTGCGGCTGCACCGGCTGACGTCGGTGGGGACGTATGCCTCCGGGACAGCGGTGACCGCGGCGCCATTGGTGCCGGATGCGCCGGCAGCGGCATCGCTGGCGTCGACGCTGCCCACGCTGGGGACCGGAGCGCTGAACGCGGTACCGGCGATCCAGTTGGCGTTCAATCAGCGCGGAACGGGGCTGTGGGCGGCGTTCACCGTGGACGAGGCCATCGGCATTTCGGGGTCGAATGCGGCAGTGAATGGACTGGTGGTGCTGGATAGCCAGGCGACGGGCACATCAGTGCCGGTGAACTTCAAGATAATTTTCAGCGAGTAAGGGATGGCGACAACAGCGTGGGTTGCAGGGCTGTACAACGAAGTAACGGTGCAGCCCGCACCCCCGGCGCGCGTGGCGATTTTTGGAATGCCGGAGTTTGCGGACCCTGCCGAACGAGTGCCCATTTTGCCGGCAGTGGCGGAAGAGTTTTACGGCGACTTGTTTGGGTACAAGTTGTGGGAACAGCGGGCAGGGCTTTCGGGAATTGCGGAGTTTGATGCTCGGCAGGTTTTACCGCCCCAGGCGCCCTCTGCATTTGATGAAGTGGAGTGGCAGCGGTTTGCGGGGGCGTGGTTCGCGCAGACAACTGGCGAGGCGGAGACCGGGCTGACGCCGATTGTGCCAGGGAGAGCCTGGGACGAGACGGAATGGCAGAGAGCGTTTGCGTGGTTCGCGGCGTTTCCGGCGGAGGATGAGCAGCCAGGAAGATTGCCGTTCACGCCACCACCCGTGCCGAATCTGGGCTGGGACGATTTTGAGTGGAATCACGATTTTGGGGCGCGGGGATTGGGGATGTTGGTGGTGATGGACGATTTTGTGAATGCGCCGACGGGTGGAGGAACCGGCGGTGTCGCGCCGAGAGGAAGGGCAGCGCGATTGGGGTTTGCGATGCCTGCGTTCCGGTAACGGAAGCGGCGCGAACTGCATGGGAAGGATATCAGCGATCAGATATCAGCGATTGGGAAGCAAGAAAAAGAAAGATAAGGATAACGCAGAGGCACGGAGTACGCAGAGGTTCGCAGAGGCAGGAAAAAACCAAAAGGGAACCCAAGACCCAGGCACACACTCCGTGCCTGGGGCACCCAGCGATTCATTCCGATGAAAAAGTGCAAGGCATTTTATCCGATCGCGGGGTCGCGAACGGCGTGGATTCCGTGTGTGCGGAAGGCGGAGGCGGGAACGGGATTTTGCCGGCGGCATGGAGACGCGATCTTTGGAGTGATGTTGGGAGCAATTGTGTACGAGGCTGCGGTGGATGAGGCAGTGGAGGTGGGGGCGGAGAAGTGGCCGCGAAGAGGGGAAGAGACAACGCAGAAACGCTGATGGGAAGGATATCAGCGATCAGGAAGCAAGAAAGAGAAAGAATAAGGATAACGCAGAGGCGCAGAGTGCGCAGAGGCTCGCAGAGAAGACAAAGAGAACCCAAGAGCACAGTCAGGAGTGACTGTGCCACGGGCAGAAGAACCCAAGACCCAGGCACACACTCCGTGCCTGGGGCAACCTGATCACGCTATTGATCATTGCTTGGTTGCAAGGAAGTTCGAGAGGTGCCATGAGCGCCGCGTTTCGAGTGGGGATTAATACTTTCCGGACCCTGAACGATCCGCTGTCCGGGAAGGTGTGCGTGGTAGGCGGATCGCCGCGACACAGGGGAGCGCGCAAGTCACATCACCCGGTGAGGAGTACTTCACCGAAGTCAACTGCTGGATCAGACGACGGAAGCGGACCAACCGCTGGCGGGAGTGCGCACACCTCCGCTGCACACGCTGCGGGCTGCGAACCGAGCGCTGATTTGGCAGGCGGCAATGGGAATGGAACGAAGCGCGCTCCTGAAAAAGGCAAGGAACAGTGGGTACCACTGCTGGAGTTTGCGGAGAAAGAGTTGCGGCCCATAGAGGCGTTTCCGCGAGATTCGTTGCAGTTTGTGATGGCCGTGAACGAAGGAGTGCAGATGGTCGGAGTCGCGAAGGCGCTTCTGGCTCAGGACGACATCAAGGTGAAGCAGAGAGTGTTTGAGCAGTTGATGGAGATGGCATACGGGAGAAATTCGCGCCGGGAAGGCGAAACGAAGCACACGGTGATTGATATTCCGGGGATGACAAAAGATTGAGGAGGGACAAATGGCAGGTCCAAAGGTTGTTTTCATCGGAGAAGTGGCACAGATCGCGGGAGTGGGGGCAGTGGTGGCCGGCATCGTGCTCAGCCTGCATCACTGGGCCGCCGCAGCCGCGTTAATCGGAGGATTTGCGGCGTTTTTTGTGGGGAAAAAGCTGCGGGCATCCTAGGCAGAGAGGATCCACCGGGTGGAGGGCCAGTACGATCTTGGAAAGGTGTACCACGCCTTCGACAGGCAGCGGGAGTTTCACAATTCCAAGAAGAAATACCGGCTGTTTGGCGGAGCCGCAGGGCCCGGCAAAACAAAGGCGCTGTTGTGGGAAGCAATCCGCAAGGCGCTCTTACACGATGGGTGCGACACGTTGCTTTTGCGGCGGACGTTTCCGGAGTTGGAAGGATCGTTGGTTGCTCAATTCCGGCGGGATGTGCCGGCGACCTGGTACCGCAGCTATAACGAGGCGAAGCACATCGTCACATGGTGGAACGGGTCCACAACGCGATTCGGGTACTGCCGGAACGAGAATGATGTTTACCAGTACCAGGGCGCGGAGTTTTTGTTCATCGGGATCGATGAGCTGACGCACTTCACGCTGAAGCAGTGGCAATTTCTGACTTCGCGGAACCGATGCCCGATTCCAGGAACTTTTCCCTGCATGGCGGGGGCGACGAACCCGGGGAACATCGGGCACGCGTGGGTGAAAGCGCTGTGGGTGGACAAAGAGCCGCCGACGGGATTTGAGAGGCCGGAACAGTATGATCCGGGGGATTACGACTTCATACGGGTGCGGATTGAAGACAATCCGATTTACGCGAACGATTTGAATTACCGGAAGACGCTGGAGGCTCTGCCAGAACAATTGCGGAAAGCGTTTCTGGAGGGGGACTGGAACGTCTTCGCGGGACAGTATTTTGATTTGTTTGAGATTGGACGGCATACAGCGCGGCCGGAAGAGATCGGAATGCGGGAGTGGTGGCCGCGATGGATTTCGATTGATTGGGGATTTCAGCATCCGAGCGCGGTGTATTGGCATGTGGCGGAGCCGGAGAGAGTGGCCAGTGGCCGGCGACCAGCGACCAGTGAGGAAAACTGCGGCCCCCGCATTGTGACTTACCGGGAGTTTGTGCAGAACGGATTGTCGCCGCGGATGCTGGGACAGGCGATTGCGGAGCGGTGCAAGGGCGAGAAGATCCAGGAGATTTACCTTTCACCGGATGCGTTTGCGCACCGGACGAGCGAGGCTTCGATTGCGGAGCAGCTCGGAGAGGTGCTGGCGCAGAACGGACTGCCGCGGCCTGTGCCGGCGGATGATGACCGGATTGGCGGATGGCAGTTGATGTATCAAATGCTGGAGCAGGACGCCTGGGTGATTACAGAGAATTGCGGAAGGTTGATCGAGTGTTTGCCGCAACTTGTGCGGGATAACCGGCGGGTCGAGGACGTGCGGAAGATGGAAGGTGACGACCCGGCGGATGCGGCGCGGTATGGGATAGTTCTCGGCGCAAGATACGCCGGTGTTGGGGCATCCGCCAGAGGCGGACCCGGGGCGGGGCAGGCTCCGCCCCTTTATTCTCAGGTGCGATTCATGCCGGGGATGCCGCTGGGAGAACAGATTGCGCGGCAGGTGACGGCGCAGGAACCAACTTCGCGAGCGATTCAGTTTCAGAGGCTGGAGGCGGAGGCGCGGAAGCAGTTTGGGCCACAGAGGTTGCCGAGGCGGCGGTGGAATTGGTAGGGCGGCTCGGGGCTAAAAGGGTGCGTCAGGATCGAAGGACCGGCGGACGGCAAGACAGACGTCCCGCATGCGCCGGTTCGACAATGGGCGGGGAAGTCTCTCCACAAGCTGTGCTTTGCGGACAGTATTTATGAAGTAGCATTTTAACCAGGAGACGGCAGGTAGCCCGGATTCCCCCGGTTCCATGCGGATTACCGAGGGACCGTCGATGCCCCTCGAGCTAAAAGGAACGACCAGGACAGAATCGATGTGGCGGCTGAGGTTGCGCGCATCGAGGGAGAGGATGACCACCCAGTGGCGGATGGGAGGGTCGCCGAGATTGGCAGTCCAAACCTCCCCACGATGGGAGACGGGCCAGAGAGGATACTCATCACTCATCGAAGTTCACCTTCCCTGATTCGTGGGCAAGTGCAAGCCCGAGGGCGCTGTCTTCTGCAATGTTCTCCTTCGAGAGAGATTCGTAGTAGGCGGCGGTAGCGGCTTCCAGGCGGAGGCGCGACTCGGCGCGGCGGGCGACGGCAACGGCGCGATCCACGGCTTCGGCCAGATTGGCTGCCTTGCCGCGGCGAACGAGGGATTTGAGGAAGGCGTCGGTCTCAGGGGCTACAGTGGTGGAGATTTTGCGGCGATTGGCGTGGGTTGACATGGCAGTTTTCTCTACTGTGCAAGCATAGCACAATATCCGACAATTATAGGACATTTTGTCTGTCATAGTGTTGGGCCTTTTATCTGACATGATTACGATTCAAAACATGATCCAGCGGTTCTTCAGGACGCGGTATGTGGGGATGCTGGAGGAAGAAGTGGCGCGGCTGCGGGGGGAGAACCGGGCGCTGCTGAATTCACTGCTGGGGACGGCGGGATTTCCTCCGGTGGAGTTTGCGGAGCCGGTGAAGCCGGTGGAATTGCCGAGGTTGCGGAAGAGGTCTTGGCAACAGGTGCAGAGGAAGAATGAGTTGGAGGCGATGAAGGGGTGAGGGGAAGGCAAGAAGGATGTAACACAGAGTTCACAAAGGGAAGAACACAGAGGGCACAGAGAAGAGGGAGCAAGGCGTTTGATCGTAAGAGCCCACCCTTCGCACACTTCGCGAAGGGTGGGGCACCCTCAAGTTCATGAGTTAGAGGCGCTAGAAGAAGAACCGAAGAGCACAGTCAGGAGTGGCTGTGCCACAGGTGCAGAGAACACTGAGAGCAGTAGTTACAGAGAAGAGATTATGAGAGACGGCATGGACAATGCGATGACAGATTGGGAAGCGGGGATGACGGCACCGGCGGATGGGAATGCGGGGGGTGGAGGAGTTGGACAGAATCTCGGAGGGGTTCCTCGCTCCGGCGAAGCGCACGGGGCGCACAACCCGCGCTCCGAAGACTCCGTTCGGAATGACGGGCAGGTGAGCCAGGTAGTGGACCTAGGGCCAAACTTCGAGAAGCTGGAGGAGGAGCGGCCGGAACTGGTGAATGCGCTGCGGGAGTTGGTGCGGCAATACCGGGTCGAGGGAGTGACGGCGCGGATGCACGAGATACGGCGGATTCGCCAGGCGCGGCTGTTCTGGCAGGGGTTGCAATATGCGTGGTGGAATCCGAATGACATGAACTGGCATTTGCCGTTCGAGCAGAAATTCAATGACGACCGTGCGCTGGAGGAGATGCCGCGGTACCAGTTTGTGACGAACTTTTATCAGGGATTTGGGCTGTCGTTTATCGCGGTGCTTTCGCAGGATGTGCCAAGCGTGCGGTTCTATCCACAGTCCGCACAATCGCTGGTGGATATTGCCGCGGCGCGGGCGGCGAGCGATGTGTCGGAGTTAGTCGAGCGAAATAACCATGTGGAACACCTGCTGACTTCGATTGGGTATTTTTTGTGGACGGATGGGAAGCTGGGCGCGTATGTGCGGTACGTGAAGGATGGGCAGCGGTTTGGTTTTCGTGAGGAAGAGGTATTGGAGGCGGTCGAGATACCGCTGGGCATTGACACGTGGGTTTGCCCGGAGTGTGGGAAGGAGACGCCAGTTGGGAGCGGCCAGGGAATAGAGGATGGCGACCAGCGATCGGCGACCAGCGACCAGGAAAGTGCGGAAGACGCGGGGAACTTGCCGCGATCCCTCGACTCCGGTCTGCAGAAGGCGCAGACCTCCGCTCGGGATGACAATCGCGGAAGGGATGGAAACCCCCGTACCTCCGCTCGGGATGACAATTACGGATTTGATGGGGATGACGGAGTGGTGGGTGGTGGCGCGGGCGGCGGCCTCGCGGGTCAGAACAATCGCAATGCGGATGACGATGAGATCCTTCGGTCAGCGAAGAACGCTGACACCAGGATGACAGCGCCTTCGTTTACCTGCCCACAGTGCGGGGCGGAGTTGGGGGAGAAGGATTTGCGGAGGGCGGAGCGGGTGACGGTGCCGCGCGTGGTGGAGACGCGGCGGGTGGCGAATGGGCAGGAAGTGATTTCGATTGCCGGCGGGCTGGAGCTGAATACTCCCGTATGGGCGAACGAGATGCACGAGTATCCGTACCTGCAATGGCAGGCGGAAGTACACCGCGCGAAATTGAAGGCGGCGTATCCGCTGGCGGCGGGGAAGATCGAGTCGGCGCCATCGCAGGGTCCGGAGGATGTGTATGCGCGCGTGTCGCGGCTGAGCGTGGAGCAGGGATTGCCTTCGATTCATCCTGGCGACGCGTTGATGAACTTGATTACGTTTGACCGGACGTGGCTGCGGCCGTGGGCATTTTACGGGATTGAAGATGAAGAGGTGAGGAACGAGCTGCTGGCGCTATTCCCGGACGGTTGCTACGTGGGGTTTGCGGGCGATGTGTACTGCGAGGCGCGCAACGAAAACATGGACGATCACTGGCGGGTGCTGCACGCGCTGCCGGGAGACGGGCAGAACCGGCCGAGCGTGGGCGATTCGCTGGTGCAGGTGCAGGAGCGCTACAACACGCTGAGCAACATGCAGGCGGAGACGTATGAGTATGGCATTCCGCCGATCTATGCCGACCCGCAGGTGTTGGACTTTGACGCGCTGGCGAACCAGGTGGCGGAACCAGCGGCGCACTTTCCGGCGCGAGCGAGGCCGGGGCAGCCCTTGGCGGCAGGATTTTTCCAGCCGGCTGCGGCGCAGGTGCCCCCGGACATGATTCGTCACCAGCAGGATTTGATTGGGCCGGTGTCGCAATTTTTGACGGGGCTGTTTCCGGCGGTGTTTGGCGGAAACATGGAGGACGTGAAGACGGCGAGCGGGTATGCAATGGCGCGCGACCAGGCGATGGGCCGATTGGGATTGGTGTGGCGGCGGCTGAAACAGTTTTACGGCGAGGTAATGCTGCTGGGCGTGGACTGCTTCCGGAAGAACCGGCCGGAGGACGTGGATGTGCTGCTGCTGGGGCCGGATGGGACGCTGGACGCGCGGATGATCCGCGTCGGCGATTTGAAAGGGAATATTTGCGTGCACCCGGAGACAGATGAGACGTTCCCGCGGCTGAAATCGCAACAACGCGGCGTGCTGCAGCAGTTGTTTGGGCTGAAGGATCCGCTGATTCAAGAGGCGCTGGCTGATCCGGCGAACCTTGGGTACATCAAGAATGTGTTGGGATTGACGGAGCTGGTGATTCCGGGGGAGGACTCGCGGAACAAACAGTTGCGGGAGATACAGCAGTTACTGGGGAGCGCGCCGATTGTGGTGGGGAGAGGCGACCAGCGATCAGCGAGCGGCGATCAGGAGGCAGGAATTGTGGTGCTGCCGTCGGTGGCGGTGGATTTGTTGATGGATGAGCATGCGGTGGAGTTTGAAGAGTGCAAGAGGTGGGCGAATTCGGAGGCGGGGCAGTCGGCAAAGATGACGAATCCGGTGGGATTCGCGAATGTGCGGGCGCACGCGGAAGCGCATTTGCGGGCGATGCAGGGGACCGTGACGCGTGGCTCGTGAGACGTAAGAAGAAAGCCACTTTTAGTGTGCAGAGGTAAGGACTGGCTCTGACTTGTCGGAGCCATTTTTGTTTGTGGAACACGGCAGGAATACGGGTGCGGCGAATATGGATGGAACTACAAGTGAAGTGTTTGCGCTGACGGATGAGCAGATATTGGGGATGGAGCCGGGAGAAGAAGTGGCGAGTGGCGAGTGGCGAGTGACGAGCGGACAAGACGCGGCGAGCAAGCCGGGATCCCTCGACTCCGGTCTGCAAAATGCGCAGACCTCCGCTCGGGATGACAATCCTGCGGTAGGGACGAAAAGCGGACAGGAAGCCAGAACTTCCGATGGGGAATGGCGAGAGGCACAGTCCGTCTTACAACAGGAAGGGCAGGTGGCACGGGGTGTGCCACAGGCGCCGCCACAGTGGCTGGCGGAGAGGATGCGTGATCCCTGGCATGGGGATGAGGCCAAGGAGTTGTGGGAAGGCGCGGTGCAGGCGCGGCAGGAGGCGGCGGCTTATCGCGAGGCGATTGCTACGCCCGCGGAGGCTCGCGCATTGAAGGAGATTTATCCCGGCGGAGTGAACGAGGCGAAAACGGCGGCGGAACGCGCGCGGCAACTGGAGGAGTTTGATGCGGCGTATTTTGGCGCAGCGGGGAAGCCGGCGGAGGCAATGAGCGCGGCCAGGGTGCAATTGGCGCAGAGATTGATGGAGCAGGACCCGGGAGCGTTTCGAGAGATGGTGGCGGCGGGAGTGAGGTTGCTGGAGGGGAGAGGAAAGGACGGTGACCAGCGACCAGCGAGCGGCGACCAGGAAGAGAAAAGCAGATCCCTCAGGCCTGAAGGCCTGAGCTACAACGCTCGGGATGACAAATCTCTTCCAATTCGTGCGGCGGTGCAGGAAGTGCCAGCGGCTTATGTGAGTTTTGAGAAGGCGGCGAATGCGGAGTTGGAGAAGAGCGTGGGCGGGACGATTGCGCGGGCGATCGAGAGCGCGCTGCCGAATTTGAAGAGCCTGGATCGCGCGGGACGGGACGGGGCAGCGCAGGGGACGCCTCTGCCGGAGAGGTTGGGGATGGCGGTGCGCGAGGAAGTGGAAGCGGCGTTGAAGAGCGACGCGCAATTGGGCGAACAGGTGGCGCGGATTTTGGGGGCGCGGCGGTTTGACGATGCGGTACGGGCGCAGGTGGTACACGTGATCGATGCGCGGGCACAACAATTGGTGCCGGGCGCGGTGAAGCGGGTGGTGGGAAGTTGGACTACGGCGACTTTGGGAACGAGAGGGAAAAGCCCGGCGGCGGAAGCAGGAGCCGCGACGAGGAGCGAAGTGAAGGGGAATGCGGCGCCACGGTCCGGGAAAAGCGGGCAGAGCGCGGGGAGGAATGAGAAGGCGGAGGCGCGTGTGCCCGGGCGAACGGCAAGCCGAGGGCGGGTGGATTACGGGAAGTTGAGCGACGAACAGATTTTGGATATGAGCTAGTCGCGCGGAACAGGTGAGCACGGCTGCTCCGCTCACAAATCACGCTGCCGATCAAACAATCCTTTTGGAGGTGAACCTATTGGGCACCATGCGTCCTGGCTCGAACGGGCGATCGATGTTTTCAAGCCGCAACCCGGGTCTCCGCCGAAACCGCACGCTCCGGCCGTGGACCAAAGCGCCTGGAACCAATCCGTAGAGCAGAAGCACGTCATTCCCGGTTTGACGGTGCATGACGTGGGCCTGAGCGTCTTCGGCGAGACGCGCGCGCTTCGCGACAGGCCCGGTTCCAATGAGCCCATTGGCGCTGCTCGGCAAAGAGTGGCCCACGCGATGATTAACGACGCGGAGCTATCTCACCGAACGGGTAAGCCCCGCAACGCAGTCCATGCGCCTGTCGAACCTTCGGACGAAGTGAAGCGCAATCCCACGGAGCAGGCTGCTTACGAGTCTTCCCTACGCGCCGCCCGCGAAGCGTATCTCAGTGGCCATGATCCGACCAACGGTGCCACACACTTTAACATGCGTCCGACGCCGGATCGTTCCAACTGGAAATTCCCAAAGGGAACAGCCGAGGGCGTCACACTGAGCACGCAGTCCGGGCCGTATGACAATTCGTTTCCGAACAAAAACGCACCTGCACACACTACTTGGTTAAGCACGTATTTCCCGGACGAGGAAGAAAAGAAGACACGGCGAAGGCATTGAATCTCTTACCGGGCGGGAGGCTCAGTAGTCATTTTCTATGAAGATGTTCCTGGCTGATTCGACGCAAACAGGTTGCATCCAACCCTTACGTTCCGGATCGAGAGGGCAAACCTCAAAATTAGCAAAGACGGGAGGGGGGACAGCCCACATGAATCCCGTCGCCCTCTTGTGGGCTCGGTTGTCAGCCTCGTAAGCGCGATCCAACTCTGGGGGAAACTCCGGGCTCTCGTCGTCAGCGATAGTGCGCGGCGGAAAATGCGAAGGGCCGTTGAAAACACCGAGGATCCTGTGCGTACCAATCCTCCAGATTCGGAACGACGGGTTGCCGTTGGCGACCGAGAGGCGGCCGTGCGTCCAATAGCAGAGCGCGGCGTTCTCCGGCGTCTTACATGGAATCTTGCGCGCGCTGGCACTCGGAGAGGCCTTTGCGGATGGCTTCGCCTGGTCCTGCAAGGCCCTTCCTGCTCCTCCCGAAGCGGGCGACTGAGGTTCACCGGGCAGGTTGGCGGTGAACGATGCCGCCAGGGCGAGGAGCATAAGCGTTCCACTCGTGAGCACAGTTCTCATTCAGTCAATATAACATAGCTGCTAACGAACGCAGGCCTGAATACTTAAACCAAAAGTTTTGGCGCCTTCTCGCAAGACGCCTGCTTGCCCTTCTGAAGCGGGGCAGCACATCTAAGGAGAAACAACAATGCCAGCACAAGCAAACGCGAATGTCATCGCGTTGCAGCTCGAGAAGGTGCGCGACAAGGTACCTTTGCTGTATGAGCGCGACGACATTCTTTTGACGATGATCCAGCAACGGGGGGACGTGGAGAAAGTCTCTTCACGAAACATGCGCCTGCCGTTGCAAGTAAATCCCGGTGGAAAGGCCGGGTCGTATAACGCAGACGGCGGCGACCTGGGCCGCGGCACAGGAACCGCCTATGACGTCGCGCAGGTGTCGCCTATTTTCTTCCGCTTCGCGATTGAAATCACGAAGCTGGTGGAATACGCGACGACCGGAAGGGAACGCGCGATTGAAAACGCGGCCAAGCGCGAAGTGGCCAACGGAATGAAGCAGTTCCGTGCGTTCCTTGACAAGCTGATTCAGACGGCGGGGAACGGGGTGCTGGGAACGATCAGTTCGTTTGCCAGCACGACATGGACGATGAGCGTGCCGAGCGGCGCGGCGCTGGTGTATGTGGGGCAGACGATCCAGGTCTACGACTCGACGCTGACGACCAACCGCGGCACGTGCAACGTGGTGGCGGCTGACCCGATCAGCCCGACGCAGACGATTACCGTGGACGCGAATCCGAGCGGACTGACGAACGGCGACGTGATCGTGCACGACGGGTTGAGCGGAGCTTCGCCGGTATCGTTGTTCGGGATCAAGTATCACCAGAACAACGCGACAACAGGCACGTGGCTCAACTTGAATCGCGCGACCTATCCGGTGCAACTGGCCACATCGCGCGTGAATGCGGGCAATGCGGCGCTGACGCCGGCGAACGTGCGCCTGGCGATCAACAAGGTGCGCAAGGCGTTGGGGATCAACCACCTCAGCAAGCTGATCGCGTACATGGCGGTCGAGCAGGAGCATGCCTGGGAAAATCTGGGCATCACGGTGAGCTCGATCATCAAGGAAGGCGGCGGCGGAAACGGGAACGATCTGGATCTGCTGTTCACCGGACGGAAGACGATGAGCGGGATTCCGATCAAGTCCAGCGTGAATGCGGACCAGACGCGCGTGGACTTTCTGGACCTGGCGCACTGGGGCCGCGCCGTGTTGAAGGACATTGATTTTTACGAGGTCAATGGCAACACGGTGTTCCCGATTTACGGGGCGAGCGGCGGACTGGCGGCGTCGTACATCTTCTACTTTGATACGGCTTTTCAACTTTGGTCAGACAGCCCGCGCAGCGGTGCGTACATTGATACGCTTGCTCGCCCACAGGGTTATTAGAAGAAGGGTTTTTCCAACTATCTCACTATCGATGGTGACGGAGGAACACTTCCGCTGTCATGGAATGTTTTCGCTGGTTGCAGCGGAGGCACGACGGGACAAGGTTTGAAATCTCGTTTGTTCCTCCGCGCACCAGTGGGGTTCTGTGGTCGCGGCTTCTATTCTTCTTGTTGAGTGTTGTTCCACAGTACGCGCAGCGGAAGTTGAAGCGCACAAGGAGAGCCCGCCAGTCTTGAAGACTGATGTAGCAGGATTTGCCAGACCGCTTGGCTCGCGCAATTCGAGACTGATAACGCCTTTTCTCAGGATCGCGCCAATATCGCGCGCGATCGATGGCGTGAAATCTCTCTGGGTTATTGATCCGTTTTTGTTGTCTCGCGGCGTTAATTTGACCGCGATGCCGATGATGAAAGCGGCGTCGCTTGGCGAGAAGAGTCTGATGAATTTCCTCGTCTGTCCTTTTCTGTCTTCGCTTCCCAAGCTTTTCACCGCGAACCTTGCGGCGATGGGCGCGCGCCCATTCCTTCTGGTAGGCACGCGTCTCCTTAAGGTTCTCAGCGCGATATCTACGCTGGTATTCGCGCTGATAGGCCCTATAACGCGCGACCCATTGCGGGTCGCTCAAGCGACGCTCCTTATATCTGCGGCGCCGGTCGCCAGGGTTCTTGTAAGGCATGACGTTTTATCGTAAGGCTAACGTATCTATGAAGGAAAAGGAATGCAACAGCAAGAATAGCGCAAGTATTCAGATCTTACGCGAACTTCACGAGACGCCGGAGGACGTGGCACGGCGGCTGGAAATGGCCGGTGGGCGGAACCGGTTTGGCGAACCGAATTTTCGCGTGGTGTGGGGCTGGAACCGGTTGGCGTGGATTGGCGGGAAATTTGAGGACCGCGACGCGCACGGGGATGTGGTGCGGGAAGCGGTGGAAATGCGGCTGGAGCCGAAATATGCGCAGGTGAACCGCTGGCACGTGGAACGCTGGGTGGCGCCGGAAACGTATGGATCGCCGCAAGAGTGGTACGCGAAGACGTTGGAGAGTGCGAATGGAACGAGCGTGGCGGCGCTGGGGCCGTATCCGGAGCGAGGCGAGTACGAGCATTGTTTTACATTGGAAGGGCCGAAAGGCGAGTTTTTGCAGTTGACGCCGACGATTGTGGAGCACGTGGCGCGGGCGATTGAATGGGCCAGGCGTTTTCCGAAGGCGAAGCAACGCGGGCTGTTATACGAGAGGGAAGCGAGGGAAGAACGGGAATACGAGGAGTGGGCGTACGCGTTGATGGATGATGCGGCGCCGGCGTGGCATGGATTGCCGTTTGTGACGGTGGGATGAATTATGAGCGGAAGAAGGTCACACCTGCGGATCTGGCTGATGGGGCTGGCAGCGGCGGGGATTAGCGGAGCTGCAGGCGGAGTGATGACGGGGCTGGCAGCGGTGGGAATCGATCCGGGGCATTTTAATTTGCAGGCAGGGATGGGGGCGACGTTGAAGATTGGAACGGCCGCGGCGTTGATCAATGCGGTGATTGGCGTGGCGGCGTATTTGCAGAAGTCGCCGTTGCCGGAGGAGTGAGGAAGTTGTCAGTTTTCAGTTATTAGTTCCAAGTTTCCGAAAAGAGAAAAACTAAGAGAAGAGAAGAAAGTCGGTGGCGCTAGGGCGTAAGAGCCCACCCTCATAACCCCGAGGGTGGGGCACCCGCAAGTTCAGGGGAGCTGTGACGTTGGTAGGAAAATCCAAGAGTGAAGAGGGATTCCTGACTCCGCGGACTCCGTTCGGAATGACGGGTGATTGCTATGGGTTCCTTTCCTCCGAAAGATTGGGGGAATCGGAATGACCCTGCGATAGGTTTAGATGCGCTGGCCGATTGATGGAGACGAGCAAGAGAGAATCCAGTAGGGGGGGGGAAAAACTATGCCAGTTGTGGGATCGAGTGCGTATAACACGGCGGGGCAGATCACTTCGCTGGTGAGGTCGCTGTTGAATGATGCACAGGGAAACCTGTTCACGGATACGCTGCTGCTGCCATATCTGAACTCGGCTTATCGCAAGGTGCAGCGAGCGATCGGAAACGCCGGGGGCGGTGGATTCATCCAGGACGATGCGTTGCTGGTGGTGCCGGCAGTGGCGGGTGGGGATGCGTCGCTGCAAGTGTCGTTGAGCGATGCGAGCGCGCCACCGAATCAACTGCCGACGGATTTGTTGGTTCCGCTGAAGTTGTGGGAGCGGCCGAATTTGTCCACGCAGGAATTTGACGAAATGGTAGACCTGACGAGGCACGGTGGGCTGCCTTCGCGGGTGCAGGACGTGACGCTGAGCGTGTGGGAATGGCGCACGGATGGGTTGTGGTTCATCGGAGCGACGCAGGACACGCAGATCCGCTTGCGCTATTTGAAGGCGTATCCGGATTTCACGGATGCGACTTCATCGGTGCTGGTGCGCAACGCGCAGGAAGCCCTGGCGTATGCCACGGCAGCCCTGGCGGGATGGGCCAGGGGCAGCCCGCTGGCGGAGAAGTGGGACGATGCGGCGAGCGACGCGATCGAAGACCTGGTGGTGGCAGCGGTGCGGAGAGAACAGCAGAGCGGGCGGAGGCGGCGGCCGTTTTCGGCGCGGAGCGGGTATACGCCGTTTTGAGGCGGTTTTCAGTTGTCAGTTTTGAGTTTTCAGTAAAGCGTTTTGGATGAAGGCTGGGTTGCGGAGTTATGGGGGCGATATCAGATATCAGCGATCAGAGATCAGGAACCCGGATGCGTGATCGCAGATGGCTTGGCAGGCGTCAGAGGGAAATTCACAAGGAAGCAGAGAAAGAGAGAGGGGTAGACAAATGGCGATTACGATTTCGCTGGGTCCGCAGAACGTGGATTCCAGTGCGAGCAATTTTGTGTACGCGGTGGCGACGCTGACGTTTTCCGGGAATTACGTGACAGGCGGAGACACGCTGGACTTCACGCAGATTGCGAACCAGTTGCCGTCGGATACGATTGTGCAGGTGTTCGCGGAAAGCCAGAACGGGAACAGCGGGTATTATATTCCCGTGCAGGGAACCACGTTGAATAACTGGAAGTTGAAGGCGTTCCTGGGCGGCGGAACGGAGATCAGTGCGGGGGCGTATCCGGCCAGCGTAACCACGGACATCGTGCAGCTCAGCATTACGGCGCGGAAGTTGCTGTAAGCAAGCGATCAGCGATCAGATATCAGCGATCAGGAAGCAAGAAAAGGCTTTCACAGAGATCACAGAGGCGCAGAGTTCGCAGAGATAAGAGGAACCCAAGACCCAGGCACATACTCCGTGCCTGGGGCACCCAATCTTGGATGCAATACGTTGCTGAGCTTATGGGGAAGGCCTCAGGCCTGAAGGCCTGAGCTACAGGATTACGAAGCACATGATAGGATCGAAAATGCGTATGGGGATTTTGCTGGGGATATTGGCGCTGGCGCTGCAGTTGTGGCCGGGGGCGGTGGGGCCGGCACAGGGGCAGGGGTCGCGCAAAGACGACATCGTATTTAACACGCGAGGGGTGCCGCTGGCCGGGGCCACGGTGCGCGTGTGCGCGATGCCGGCGAGCGGGCAGCCTTGCACGCCGCTGGCGAACATTTACTCCGATGCGGGATTGACGCAGGCGCTGGCGAATCCCACGACCACGGATGGAATGGGGAACTACAGCTTTTACGCGGCGCCAGGGAAGTACGAAATTGAGATTTCCGGGCCGGGAATTACAACCAAGCAATTGCCGAATGTGATTTTGCCAAGTGACCCTTCTTCGCCAACCTTCAGCAGCATCTCTTCGACGGGCGGGATCAGCGCGTTCACGTTGAACCTTACCGGCAACCTGACGGTGAATGGCAGCACGGCGGTGGTGGGAAACCTTTCTAGCGGCACGCTGAGCCTGGCGAATCAGAGCACGGCGCCAGGGACGCCGGGCGCAGGATCCGTAAACTTGTACACGAAGACGGCGGATAAGCGGCTGTACTACAAAGATGAAACCGGCGTGGAGGTGGGCCCGATTACAAGCGCGAGCGGCGCGCAAACGAATACGCCGAACACCTTCACGGCGCCACAAAACATTGACGCGGATTTCCACACCAAGGGGCCGAATCCCTGGTATGACCTGGCGCGCTTCGGGTGGTACAGCAGCGCGACGTATTACAACACGGGGACGACGGGGAGCATGTCGGCATCGTCCGCGACGCTGACGCTGGCGAGCGCACTGGATTTTGTGAATGGGCAGGGCATCCTGATCATTGGTGCGGGACCGACGCCAACAATTTCGACGCCTTCCACGGTCACCGCGGCGCCGCTGGGTGCGACTGGGTCTACGACCTACTACTACTGCGTCGTGGACGAGGACTATGAGGACGGCAGGACGGCGTGCAGCGCGGCAGGGAGCGTCACAACGGCAGTTGCTTCGCTGGGGATTCAGACCAACACGCTGACGGCGTGCAATCGTGCTTCGGGCGTGGTGACTTGCACTACGAGCGCGAATCACAATTTCATCAATGGTTCACAGATCGAGATTCAAGGCGGCACGACGGGCGATGGAAGCTTTGAGGGCGCGTTCACAACGACCTCAGCCTCTGGCAGTACGTTCACGTACAACCAGTACGGCGCACCAGATGCGAGCGGCACAGTAACCTCTGGCAACGCCCGTGTGGTGGGCAAAGTGGCCGTGAAGTGGGCTGCGCCAACGAATTACACGGTGCTGAAGCACCTCATCTATCGGTGTACGGGCGGTTCCTGCGCGCTTCCTGCGAATGCGGGAAATTATGCGCTGGTGGGCGTAGCGATTGGGCAGGACAGCTACTTTGTGGATCAGGGCTATACGTTCAACACAGCATCGCTGGACAATGGCGACGCGCCTTCGACCGCGCCGACCTCGACTTCAAACCAGTGGCTCTCGACAACGATTACTTCTGGCGGCGGTACGACGTCACTGACGCTGGCAGCGACCGCGACGAATGCGGTTTCTGGCGTTCTGGTGAAGCATGACAACACGCCGGTAATCAAAGCCGCATGCGCATCACTGACGGCAAACGCGGGAGGGCCGATACTCTACGTCCCAGCCGTGGGCGGAGTCGGATGGAGCTATTCGCCAATCTCCTCCACGCTTTCATTGACGAGCGCTTCCATGTCGGATGGCCACGGAGCCACCTGCCCAAATGGAACGCAGGTGATTTTCAACAACACGCTTTGGCTGTCAGCGCCGCTCATTCTTGGCATGGGGAATCAGCTCTATGGTGGGCCAGGCGGATTGACCCAAAGCGCCACGGCATACGTTGGCCAGCCCTACACGGTTATGAATGGAAGCGCCTATCCGCTGATTTATGAGAACAGCGCGGGAACACACGACGACAATATGACCGGGTTCAAGGTAGTGTGCGCCCAACCTTATCAAGTGTGTCTCTATGGGGACCAAGACGTCACAGGGGGAGGCCCGACGAGTTTCAATTTCACCGATGTGACGCTGGCGGCCAGTGGCAAATCCAACGCCTATGTCCAGAAGTCCGGCTTCGGTTATTTCTGGGTGCGTGGCGCATGGGAATCGAGCGTGCTTGACTTCAGCAGCCCAACCGCGGCTCTCTTTACCGATAATTGTGGCACGGGACAAACAGTCACATCTCTTCCTGGCATTGGATACACGACCTACACAGATATTTTCGGCGGGATGCTGATTGATACTTGCGGGACGTACCCCTCAGCCTTTCAACACTGGACGTTCAACGAGGTACTGGCGGAGAGCAGTTACGTTCCGACACTTCGCGTGAACACCTATTACGGCGTCTACAACACGGACATCTACAACATTTCTTACGCCGACTACCTGGGCGGGGCCTCCACGCCGCTGATCGATTTGACCAACGTTTCCGCCGCTCCCAACATTCGCATCTTCAATCCAGCGTGCGCCACAGGCTCGCAACCAATTTTCGAGACGGGCAGCGCGACAGGAGGCCTCACCGTCACAAATCCCAATTCGGGATGCAATATTCTTGGCACTAACTACGGCGCTGTACGAACTCCCGGCCAATCCATTGACGATTATCTGAACTGGAACCAGCGGCTGCAAAACACGTCGCACATTGCATATCAGCTGAGTGTTCCATCGGCTCCCGCAAGCGCGGTTGTAAGCGCCGGCGGAACGGTGGCTGTCGGAGCGCACACGTATACCTTGTCGGCGGTGGACGTCGACGGCAACGAAACGACGATTGGAGCGGGAATCACGGCCACAACGACAAGCGGCAACCAGACGGTAACGGTCACGGCGCCAGCGAGTTTTCCGGCGGGAGCGGTGGGCGTGAACGTATATCGCGATGGCGGGAGAATCTACAACAACGGGGCAAACTGCACGACGCCGAGCATCTCGACGCCAAGCGGCACGCAGATTGATAGTTACAGCGCGCGTTGCACGTCGAATACTCCCTACTTGAATGAAGCGGGGGCAACGCTGCTAAGCTCGGGGGGAGTGTCCACGTACAAGCTCAGAGTTGGCAGCGAGGCCTTGACGGCATTGCCGCGAGGAGAGCAGAACATCTTCCTGCCCGGGGCGCTGACTGCGACGTGGACGGGCTCAACGTGGACACCGGACAAAGCAGTAACAGTGACCCGTGTGCAGGTGCAGGCAAAGACGGGGCCATCGGGGTGCACGACGAATGCGGTGGTGCGGTTGACGGATGGCGCGAACCCCGTGAATGTGACGATTACGGCTGCGGCGAACGATTCCGGGAGCATCGCGCAGAACTACGTGGCCGGAACACCGCTGACGTTGAGCGTACAGACGGCCGCGGCGGGTTGCACGACTTCGCCAGCGGACGCGAATGTGACCATCCAATATCGCATGCAGTAGAGGCAGGACCGGCAGAACAGGCTGGTCCGGGCTAATTCCAGGCAGTGCAGTTCAGCCCGAAATCCGAAGCTGAAGAGGGATTCCTCCGCTCCGGGACGGCCAAAAGCGCCGTCCCTCCGGTCGGAATGACAGGTTTTGGAAGTTTGTTGGCATGGGGTACGTACAAGCAGGCAAGTAGTTCACCATCTTCGATTTCAGAAACAGAAAAACAATTTGAGGAAAACATGAATACGCAGAGCGACGTCGTTGCGTTGGTGAATATCTCCAGGCAAAAGTGGCCGCCGCGGCAGCGCACTTATTTTGGCTCGCTGGAGATCCGCACGCCGGAGGCGGGGGAGACTTTTGCGATTACGCCCGTCCGCGGGTGCAAAGGAATCATGGACCTGGGCGACAAGCGCATCATGGAATTTCCGATCAGCGCCCGGGAAGTGGCGGATGATCTGGTGCGGGAACTCAACGGAGATTCAGGGGAGGGAAGTTTCCACGGCGTGTTTGTGGCGGCCGGACCGACGCCGACGGAGGCGGAACTGGCCGAGGCGCACAGGAAGCTGGATGCGTTTCACACGCGATTGGTGGAGGCGGCGGACTTGGAATGGGAGCGCTCGCACAATCCCATGTTCATCACGGATCTCGAGAGGCGCGCAGCGCGGGAATTAAAGCTGGATAAGCCGTGGCTGTATGACCCGAAGCCGCTGGCGGAGTGTCCGGCGTGCGGAGAAAAGATCAAGCCGGGAGTGGCGGTGTGCCGGTCGTGCCGGGCGATTCTGAACCGGGCGAAGGCAGCGGAGTTTGGATTGGCGCCGAGAGAAACGGAGACAACGCTGGATTTGGGGAAGATGAGAGAAAAGGGAAGCACGAAATAAAAAGGGCGGCGAAGGTTCGCCGCCCCTGAAAAACCAACGTGCACTGGGCACGCCTGCCAAGCGAATTCAGCATAGCAGATGTCCGCTGTTACGGTTATAGCGTGTCAAGAACAAAATGTGCGGTCATACACCTGTTGATGCCTCAGAATGGTAGAATGAAAAGTACCCAGGAGGGCCATCAGAATAGGACAACGGGGCTCAAAAGAGGTGAGGCTTATGTCGCCTTTGGAAAAAGAACGTAAGTATATGGATTCTCATAAGGATGAGCTGCTCAAGCAGTACGGGGGGAAAATCCTCGTCATCAGCGGAGAGCAAGTAACTGGTGCGTTTGACACGATGGAAGAGGCGTTGCATGGTGCCGTAACGCAGCACGGTCTCAACAACGTTCTCATTAGGAGACCTTCTGAAGCGCAGATCGAATTCTCCGCGCCCGCATTAACACTGGGGATTCTCAATGCCAATTCTACACAGTCAGATAACAGCGCAAGGTAAAGCGCTCGACGGCAAAACAGTCGATATACCGCCCGCGATAGCGCTTCAGATGCGCGGGCCCCTGATACAAGTTACGGTCACGATTGAGGAAAACGCGGGGAAGGCATTGCTTAGCCAAGGTAAGGCCCTTCCGATACCCAAGACAGGTTTAGCATTGATAGACACGGGCGCATCGAATACGTGCATAGACGAGCAAGCAGCAAAGGAATTGGGTCTCCCGGTGATTGACGTTGGGGCGATGCTGTCGGCGACCCACGAGAAGGTTCCCTGTAATATTTATCCCGTACAAGTCACGACCCCGATTGTGAACTTGAATTCACCACGCACGATGGGAGCGGCGTTGGCAGCTCAAGGTTTATTGGTGCTCATCGGGCGTGATGTTCTCCAACGCTGCAATCTCTTCTACAACGGGCCAATAGGCCAGTTCACTTTATCTCTGTAGGTCGCTTCTTCGTCTTTCTCCATCTAGCGTGGCAGCCTTTTTGGTTATTTTCTGTTGCCCAATGTCTGCCAGTGTCTCCAAACAGCGTTTCGCTGCGATTTTGCGACGGCTATGAGGCTAGGCGGGCGGAGGTTGGAAAGGCGGCTGGCTTTGACCTTCGCCAAGTTTAGAGTGGAGAAACGGCCGCTCCGCGAGATTTGTTGCAGATAGAACTTTGATTGCAACTCGCTAGACCCTAAAAGCGGCAGCACGACTGCCGCACTCCAAAAGAAGAACCTATGTCGACCATTGGATCATTGGATGCGCCGATTGAGATTTTCAGCGGGCTGGTGAGCGACATGTCGCCGGCGGATCTGCCGCATGGGGTGTCGCCGGATTGCCAGGACGTGTATTTCAGCAAAGGTGGCGTGACGACGCGGCCAGGATTGCAGACGCTGTTTGGGCCACTGGCGGGAAACCCCACCGTCAACTACCTGAAAACGTTTGCGACGTTGAGCGGCGTGATGCGCACGCTGGCACTGGACGGGAATGGGAATCTGTACAAGGAGTCCACGCCGGGAACGCTGACGTCGTTTGTGAGCGGATTGGCTGCGAACGCGTTTGGGAATTCGACGACGTTGTTTGGCCGGGAATATCTGGCGATCAGCGATGGGATGACGGGTAATGACCTGCCACGACAGTACGACGACGTGAATTTCGATCGCGTGAGCCAGTGCGGGCCAGGGGCGGCGCCAACGGTGGTGGATGAAAACGTGATCGTGAGCATCGTGGCAAGTCCGAATGGAGCGACGCAGCCGGCGGCAGTGGCAATTGTGGCGAGCCCGAACGGGGCTTCCCAGAACGGCTACCTGGTCACGATAACGACAAGCGCGTCGCACGGGCTGTCCGTGGGACAGAACGTGACGGTGGCGGGCGTGGGCGTGACGGGATACAACGGCACATTCGCGGTGGTGAGTGTGCCGAGTTCGACGCAGTTCACGTATATCGCGGGTGCGGCAGGGCTTGCGAATTCGGGCGGGGGAACGTCGGCTTCGGCGACAGCGACGATTCAGACGAGCGCGGCACATGGTTTGTCCGCGGGACAACTGGTGACGATTGCCGGAGTGGGCGTTGGCGGATACAACGGAACATTTGCGATTGCCAGCGTGCCGGACTCGACGCACTTCACGTTTACCGCAGCATCGGGCGGGCTTGCGGCCTCCGGTGGAGGCACAGCGGCGGCGGCGGGGAGTGTTGTCACGGGCGTGCACCAGGTGAGCGTGATCTTTCAGACGCGGCAGGGCTACCAGACCAAGCCAAGCCTGGCGGGGAGTTGGACGGCCAGCGGCGGGAAGCGCGCGGTGGTGACCAATATTCCGACGGGGCCCGCGAACGTGGTAGCGCGGATATTGTGTTTCACGGGCGCGGGCGGGGCGAGCTTCTACTACGTGGGAGCGGGGGGCCAGCTGTTCAGCGGGAACATGGTGATCGCGGATAACACAACGACGTCGGTGGTGGTGGATTTTTCGGACGCGATTCTGCTGGCGGGGACGAACGTGGACAATTTAAGCCGCCTAGTCGAGCTGGGCGATTGCGCGGGGGTGATTGATTACTCGGGGCGGCTGTTCTGGTGGGGCGAACGCAACAAGATGGAAAACTGGGTGAACCTGGGATTTGACGGCGGGTTCACTGGGCCGACGTATCCGCATTACCCGCTGGGCTGGACGGCGGATGGAACGTTCGCGCCGGGCGGAACGGACGAAGAAAACTTTGTCGTGTGGGGCGCGGCGTATTCGATCGTAGGGAATGGCACGACGGCCACGCGAGGGCTGATGACGCAAGGCGCGGCGAAGGACGCGCTGGGAGCGCCGCTGATCCAGGCGAATACGAGTTACACGGTGCGGGCGCGGTGTGCGCGGAATTCCTTGCTGACGCAGGGGACACTGCACGTGCACCTTTACAGCGCGAGCGGGGGGATCAATACGACGGGGCTGCAACTGACGGCGGCGCAACTGACGACAGGCTATGTCGAATATAGCGCGCAGTTGACGGGGCCGCTGAGCACGATTCCAAATGATCTGGTGCTGCGCGTGTATGCGGACGGCACGCCCAACCAGAATGGGCAGTTCTACATCGATTGCATTGAGGTTTTCCCGACGGCGCAGCCGGTGAACGCTTCGCTGGTGCGGGCCAGCCGCGTGGAGGATCCCGAGAGTTACGACGGGCTGGACGGGATGCTGAGCGTGGCGGAGAACAACGGGGAAGCGATCCGGGCGGCGTTCAAATTGCGCGAACGGCTTTATTTCGTGAAAGAACATTCGCTGTACGTGACACAGGACGACGGTACGAACGAGCCGGCGCTGTGGTCAATTGCGGAAGTTTCGCGGCGCGTGGGAACACCATCGGTGCGCGGGGTGGGATTTGGGGAAGATTGGGTGGTGATCGCGCACCGCACGGGGCTGTACCTGTTTGCTGGCGGCGAACCGGTGAAGATTTCGCAGGAAATCCAGCCGACGTGGAACCAGATTAACTGGCAATACGCGCAGACGATGTGGGTGACGGTGGACACAAAAGAGCGGCGGATTTACGTAGGCGCGCCGTTCGGAAACGCGACTTCGCCGAATCGCGTGCTGATGCTGGATTATCACGATCTGGATACAGCCAGCGACTTGCAATCGCGCGGACCGATCAACATTACGTACACCGGGCGAAAAACCGCTACGGACCTGGCACGCAAGTGGTCGCCGTGGTCCATCGGAGCAAATTGCTGCGCGCTGATTGAGCGCACGGACGGAACAGCGGTGGCCGCGTTTGGGAGCGGGAATCCCGGCGTGGGCGGCGGCGGAGCGACGGGGAAAATCTACCAGTTGAGCGACACGCAATACTCGGATGATGGCACGGCGATCCCGAGCTACTACACAACGCACTATTTCCCCGAGCGCGCGGTGGAGAATTCGTTGGGGCTGGGCGCGCACAGGAAGCTCTTCAGTTATTTGAGCATGTATGTGGAAGGAGCTGGCAATTTGGGGCTGACGGCTTATGTGGATTCCTCGGGCGCGGCACATGCGCAGCAGCCTTTGCCACTAAGTTCGCCCTGCCTGGAAGATTTGGAGTTGGCGATCAATGTGTTGGGGGAACGCGTGGCCTTTCAGGTGAGCACGAACCAGGCGGGGGCGTGGTTTAAGCTGCAACGATTTACGCCGAGTTTGCGGGTAGACCCGTGGGCGCCGGTGAGAGGGGTGAATTAG